ATAAAATAAATAAAAAAGAAAAAGGTTGTTTAAAAAAAATTTGAAAAGGGGAAACAAGAAATCAAACAAAACGAAATAACTACGATAAAAACAAAGAAAAAGTAGCAGCAGTAATGGCTTATGAAAACTTAAGAAAACCTAAGATACAAGAAGATATAAAGTCAATAGAAGAACAAATACCTGATGAGCTTTTAGTAGAAAAACATAATGCACTTTTAAAGAAAATAGATGAAAAAGGACAGATAGATGTTCAAGCTGTAGCTAAGGGATTAGATATGGCTTACAAAGTAAAAGGTTCTTATGCACCTGATAAGAATATAAATATAAATATTAATCAGGAAATGAGTCCTGAAGCTATAGCGAGAGCTAAAGCATTCGATGAATGGTTCAAGAAACAACAAACTTCAAAGACATAGAACATCTAAGCATACTGGCTTGGATTACAGAGAATGCCATTAAAACAGAAAGTGGTAAAACTTTAGACTTCTTTACTCATAGATATTTAATAGATATTTATCGGGACAATTCTCCTCTTCTTTGCTGTCTTAAAGCAGGACAGATAGGATTCTCTACAATGGCTATAGTTAAAACTGTATGGCTTTCTTACTATAAAAAAATGAGAATCGGTTATGTTCTTCCAACTGCTGATATGTCAAGCAAGTTTGTGAGTTCCAAAGTAAACCCGATGATACAACAGAATAAAATTCTTCAAACTTGGATGAAAGACAAGGATGCTATTGAACAGAAACAAATAGGAGAAGGATTCATTCACTATCTTGGAGCTCAAACACCAACAGCAGGTATTATGCTTACAATGGATATGCTTATTCTTGATGAGTATGACAAAGCACCTCAGAGTATTCTTGAGACATTTAATTCTAGTTTACAGCACTCTGAATATAAATGGAAATGGATATTTTCTAACCCGACTGTACCAGACTTCGGAGTAGATAGGTCTTGGAATATGAGCGATAAAAAGATGTGGCACTTGAAGCACGATTGTGGAAATATCTTTGTGTTTGATGAATCTTGCATAGACTATAAGCAAGAGAAGTTTATTTGTCCTAAGTGTAAAGAAGAAATAAGCGATAATTGCAGGCGTATGGGTGAATGGATAGCTACAGCTAATGGCAAGTGGTCTGGGTATTGGATTCCACTATGGATTAACCCGATGATAAGTGTAGAAGAAATATGCGAGTATAAAAGGTCAAGCACTCCTGAATACTTCTATAACTTTGTTGCTGGACTTACATATATCAACACAACTAATATGCTTTCACAGCAATTACTTGAAAGCAATCTTAGAAATGAAGTAAATAGCCAAGATGGACGAATTATAATCGGAGTAGATACAGGACATAATATTCATTATACTTTGGCAAATAAAGACGGAATATTCTATTATGGATATTGTCAAAGTGTAGCAGAGAATGGAACAGTAGGTTATGACCCCTATGATGAGCTTGATAAACTAATGCAAAGATTTCCTAGAAGTATTATGGTAGCCGACCAAGGAGGAGATTTGATAGGTATTAGGAAACTACAGGCTAAGTATAGAGGTAGAGTGTATTTATGCTGGTTTACTAAAGAAACAAAGAACCACGAGCTATTTAGATGGGTAGATGAAGAAGCTGGAGAACTAGTATACAAAGTTCTAGCTGACAGAAATAGAACAATCCAGCTCATAGTAGATGAACTCAAGGAACAAAGATTACCTATTTACGGTGTTGTAGAAGACTGGCAACCATATTTCAATCACTGGCTGAATATGTATAGAGTTAAAGAGATTACAGGAGAAGAAACTGACCCTCAATATGGCTGGCGTTGGGTATGGAAACGAAAAGGAGCAGACCACTGGGTATTGGCTACAGTCTATGCTCGTATAGGACTAGACAGATTCGGTAAGGACTTGGCTTCTATTGTTCATAAAGGAAACGCTCTATCAGGCATACCAGTAGGTAGAAACTTTAATATTAATAACGATAATCCTATAAAACCTATAGGCTATCCAATAGACTTTTAATGCCAAAAGAAGAAATAACTATATTTTTAACAACCCCAGAAGCTCAAATGTTCAAAGATTTTCAGCAATTTCACGCTACTTTTGCTTTACTATGCTCATCTGGTGTCTTTGACATCAAAAATGGTTCAGCTACTATCCATTTTGATAACCTAGGAGAAATAAAGAAAATAGAACGAAATGACAGTTTATATGATAATAGAGTAAAAAAGTTTTCCACAGATTGATTTGACTTTGCTTTTTATTTTTGTTTGCAGTATAATTTAGGTGTATATTATAAATAAGCTCAACCCACACAACGGCGAGCAAAGAGAAATCTTTGACTCGTCTTTTTTATATGGAAACTGACCCATTTGCATTGAATATCGCAGGAGTAGATAATCTCGTAAGCTCGGGAGCTAACAAAGTTGCAGAAGGACTTGAAGAACAAGAAGGACTTTCTAGTGAACCTATTGATGAATTAGAACTTGATATGTCAGATGATGAACTCATAAAACTTGCTAAGAGTTATGAGAATCTTTATGCACCTTACGAAGGAAAAATAAAACCTCGTCAAGTACAAAACAAAAAATACTTATTTGGAAAACAAAAACAAGATGCTAGTGGATTGAATCAAAAAACTGCACCTAGCAATCTTCTTTTTGAAGCAACAGCAACTTTTGTGCCACAATCATTAGCAAAGAACCCAGAACCTGTCGTTTGGAGTGATAATACTCCCGAAGGAAAAGAGTCTTCTAATCAAATTAAGACTATGCTCCAGTTTCACGCAGACATTCTATGTCTTCGCAAGAAACTTGGAGTAATGGTCTGGCAATGGGGAGTCTACTTCATAGCAGGTATAAAACACGGATGGAATGCAGAAATAAATGATATTAATTCTGATATTAGAAAACCACAAAATCTTTTACTTGACCCAAATGGTTATGTAGATGAATTTGGAGACTTTATCGGTTGGCTTGGAGAAAGATGCACTAAAACAGCTCAAGAAGTTATAGACTTATATCCTGAACACAAAGAATATATCGAAATTCAAGTAGGACTTAAAATGGGAACAGACATCACATATACAGAATGGTGGAGTGCTGATGATAAATTCTGCTTCGTTACATTTAAAGATAAAGTGTTAGATAAACACAAGAACGAATTTTTCAATTACGAAAAAGGCAAGAACAATCACTTTGCTAAGCCTAAGAAGCCTTATTCTTTTCTTTCAGTATTTTCTCTACAAGAACAACCTCACGATTTCACAAACCTAATCGAACAAAACATAGCAAACCAAGATAGAATCAACGCTCGTGATACACAAATTGAAAAAAATCTAGCTCACGGAAACAATGCTATGGCTTTAGATGAAAATCAATTCACTCCTGAAACAGCTCATCAAGCCGCTGATGGATTTGAAAAAGGAGACCCAATACTTTGTTCTGACCCTACAAGAGCTATGGTTCGTTTCCCAGCTTCTCCTTTACCTAATGGAATATTAGACAGTCAGCAAATAGACAAAGATACCCTACGAGGAATCTATGGAACACAAGGACTTTCAGCTCAACAACCTGATGAAAACACCACAGCAAGAGGAATGATACTTAATCAATCACACGATAGTTCAAGAATCGGTGGTGGTATCGGAGACGCATTAGAACAGCTTGCAGACAATATCTTTAACTGGTGGGTACAGCTTTACTATGTTTTCTATGATGAAGACCACTATGGAGCAATAATGGGACAAGCTAGTGCAGTAGAATATGTAAAATTACAGATGGCAGGACACGAAAGAAGATATGTTGTTTCAGTATCTCCTAACTCAATGCAACCTAAAGATGAGCTTACTGAAATGAATCAGGCAGTAGATTTATGGAAAGCTGGAGCTTTAGACCCAATTACTTTATTCAAGAAACTTAACTATTCCGACCCAATTGAGACAGCAAAACAGACAGCAATGTGGTTACAGAATCCACAAGGATATATGGCAATGATGTTCCCTGAAACAGTACCAACACAACCACAAGATAGTGCAAACCCACAGAATCCTTTAGACGGAGGACAACCAATGCCTCCAGCACCTGATTTAGGATTATCAAGTGAGCCAGCGTCGGCGGCTTTAAATAATGTTCCTCTACAATAATTATGAAAAGTTGTAACAAAGCTTTAAAGAAAGCGAAAAATGAAAAAGAAGAATACGAAATGCCAAAAGAAAAGGCAATCGAAGAACATAAAAGACTTACAAGAGTATTGCGAACTAAGAAAGGTATCGATAAAGAATATAAAATCCAAAGGTCGGAATTAGCAGAAATGAAAAAGAAATAAAATGCCATTAACTAGGAAAGGTAAAAAAATAGAAGAAGCTATGGAAAAAGAATACGGAGAAGAAAAAGGTAAAAAAGTATTCTATGCTTCACAAAACAAAGGAACTATTAAGGGTACACACAAAGGAAAAGCTCTTAAAAAAATGAAGAAGTAGTAGTAAGTCCGTTTGCTCGGAGTCGTGGACAATAAATAAGACCCCTGCGTAAATTTATCATTAGCCATAAGGCTTTCTAGGTTGAGCCTGAATCAATCCGACAATATTATGGATAAAGAAAAAAGTGCAGTAGAAAGTTTTCTTGGTGAACTAAGCGGTGAACAAAATTTTGACTCATTTGCTAAAAACGAAGACCCTTTTGCTAAACAGGAAACTGTAGAAGAAAAGGTGGAAGAAAAGGAAGAAAAACCTTTGCCCTTTAATAAAGACCCTAAGATTCAGAAATTCATAGAGAAAGAAATTTCTCGAAAACTAGCTGAATTTGAAGTCAAAGAAACTCCTCGTGAGACACAACCAGAGGATAATAGTTTTAAAGATACTATAGACGCATTCACTGCCATTATAGGCAATGATACGCCTGAAAAGGTAAATGCTCTTAATGCTTTAAAAAATTCATTAAGTAGCCTAGACCAAAGAGCATCTCAAAAAGCTATAGAGAAATTGGAAGAAATACGAAACCAAGAATCTCAAGCAGACAAGGAAGCAGAAGAAGAATTAAACTCTGCCTTTGAAAGTATCGAAGAAACTTTTGGTGTAGATATAACTTCTAAGAATCCTACAGCAATTAAAACTAGACAAGAATTTGTGTCATTTGTAGAAAAGATAGCTCCGAAAGACCGAAATGGAGATATAGTAGATTATCCTGATATGCAATCCGCTTGGGAAACATTCAGTGAAATTAAAAAGTCTACTGCAACTCCGTCTCGTGCTAAAGAGCTCGCATCAAGGTCTATGAGTCGTTCTGCTGAAACTACAACCACTCCTCAAAAGAGAATAGGTTGGAATGAAGTAGACGAATTTATGGACACATTAAAATAATTATTAGTTTAACATTAATACTATGGATAATAATATATCAATAAATATTCAGACAACGACAAACAAGTATTTGGCACCAGCTTGGGTAGACCAAATTCTTGTTGATAACTTCTTCTTTGGAGAAATTCTAGGAAGAACAAAGAAATGGGACGGTTCACGAATGGATTTCCCAATCAAGTACAGTAAAGGTGTTGCATCAGTAGCCTTTTCAGGTTTTGACCAACTTCCAACAACACAGCAACCAGTAACAGTTAATATGACATTCTACCCTGCTTTCGTAGCAACTAATGTCGCTTTGGCTGGAACTGACTTATCAGTAAACGATACACCTTTGCAGACAGTTAAATTGGCAAAAGTTATGATGGAATCAAGAGCACAAGATGCTGCTGATGATGTAGGTAACTTCTTCCAAGGAGATGGTTCTTCATTCGGTGGTAAAGCTCCTATGGGTCTTGCAGGTATCGTAGACAATGGTTCTACTCTTGCAACTTACGGAGGTTTGGCTCGTGCATCATACGCAGGATTAAACGCAACAGTAACAGCTTCTGGCGGAACAATTTCTCTTTTGAAAATTCGTCAGCTCGCTAACAGCATTACAGATGGTAAGGTTCGCCCAGACATCGCAATGACAGATTACACTACTTGGGCATATTGTGAACAACTTTTCCAAACTTTCCAAAGAAATACTTATTCTGACTTCTCCAATATGGATGCAGGTTCAGGATATAAAGCTAATGGTTTGATTTGGGACGGTCTAACAATCTTCCGCGATAAGAAAGTAGCAACAGGAACATTCTATCTTTTGAATAGTAACTTCTTGAAGTTCTACGGTCTAAAATGGTGGGAAGGTACACCAGTTTCTTTGAAGTCAGAAAACATCAAAGGAAACATTTATGAATACAATCCAGCTAATGCTACGAAGGCATTCACTTGGACAAATTGGATTCACGCTTACAATCAGGGAGCAGTAAACGGCTTTATGATTCTTGGTGGACAGCTTATTTGTACAGACCCATTCCGTAACGCAAAACTTACAGGAATCGCAGGTATTTAGGTCGATTATTAGATTTAAACGAAAATAAACAAAATGTTATTTAACGAAACACAGCCAGCATTGAAAATGGGAGCTAAAATTCTCCCATCTGAAATACTTGGTGCAGGATTGACAGTTTATGGAAATGTTTACTATGTTAACGCAGACAATGGTTCTGATGATAATGTAGGAACAACGCCTACAACTGCTTTCAAAACGATTGCAAAGGCTTACGCTGCAACTACTACTAACAATGATGATGTAATTGTATTGAGCACAAATGCTGTTCATACAGTAACTTCAATGTTAGATGTATCAAAGAGTAGAGTTCACTTCGTAGGAGACCAATACGGTCGTCTATACGGACAAAGAGCAAGAATTTATATGGGAGTAACAACTGCTTCTACAGATGTATTTATGGTTAAAAATACTGGAGTTGGAAATACTTTCACAGGTATTAAATTCTGGTCTGATAACACATTAGCAGCTTGTGTAGCAACAGTCGGAGAAGGTGGAGAATACGCTTGTTATAGAAATTGTGAGTTCTACAACTCAACTCTATTAAATTCTAATACTCGAGCAGAATTAGTATTAAATGGAGACTCAGCACAATTCTTCAACTGTACATTCGGTTCACTCGCAGATGCAGTTGTGGGAAATGTTGTACGACCAGCAGTTCTTATGACAGCAGGTACAGTAGGTTCAGGATTAGTATCTCGTGATGTTCTATTTGATGGTTGTAAATTCTGGAAGAAAGCAGGTGGAGTAAACACTTCTTTCATCAAAATTGCAGCTACAGCAGACCTTGAGAGAGGAATGGAAATAAAAGATTGTACTTTTATCGCTTCTGTATTAGGTTCAGTTCCAGCAACAGCTATTACCCCCCCCCCCCCCCCCC